TAATAAAATCGAGCCGTGGGGTCCGGCGTATATAGCCATTCTTTAGGCCCAATGACCAGGTTGGCCTCTTCCTCATCGCCACCACTGCACGCGAGCACCGGGAATCGAGCTACGGTTAAAATCGAAATCTGGTCTGACATGGATTGCCAGTGACGTATGTTTAGGTCAGCAAGATCATCAAGCGGAGATCGGCCGATCATAAAGCCTTGGCGATCCGCGTAGAATGTCACCAACGGAATAAAATCAATATCCATCCACCACGTTTCCTGGATGATCCAGTTTTGCTTTTCATCCTGTCTGTGAATGTCAACGCGAACCTTCTGTTGGAAATCCGGGGCTTCGTCATCTCCCACATTGACGTAGTCAAGTTCAAGGACACGAATTTGTGGCGTAATTATCTGTTCCCAGCCATCTAATTCAATAACTTCCTCTTCGATTCGGACATGTGTTAAAACTTCCCTACCATCAACCCTGGTAGCCAATGCGAAGATGACTTGCTCTGGTGGGATATGAACAAAGTAGGGCCGAATATTCATAGCATCATCATCAGCCAGTGTCCTGGGAACCGCAATCTCTACACGCGGAAACTCAACCAACACATGGCTAAATGCTTTTGCCACACCATCACGGAACCAACGACGTGAAAACACATCGAGATTATTGCCATTGAGATCAACATCGGCCATCAATGGTTTGAGATGTGAAGCAAAATCCTCTGTGTATAGAATCTGATTCGCAAAAGGACGACCCACCCACATACGCAGAGTTAGGTCAACCATATTGAACAACACATTGCCGACGATACGATCATTGTAGTTTGTCTCGGATTCGTTATCGTGACGAGGAGCCATATCCTCACCAGCCTCACGCATAGCTTCGGTCCCACTAAGTAGTGTGTCCATCTTCCACCAACGCGGGGACATCCTGTCGTATGCTATGCTTGTAGTTGCTACTGTTGATTTTTCTGTTGTAGCCATATTATTACCATTTCCTTTGAGTAATTGTTCGTCTCGTCCATCTTAACCGATACCGCCACATGTCACCTGCATGATCTTCAACATCGGTGTTGACGTCATCTAAGTTTTTATCGTCTCGTGATAAACAGGGAACAGTTCTCCTGGTATCCACGCAACGCTCACATACAAATATACCTTTATCTTCTCGCATCCCATTGTGCGGTACGGCTCCAGCCAATGAATTTCGTATCTGCTGCCACCCCTGGATACGAGAGCCTGGGGATTTATCTACAGCGTCCCAATAGACGCCTTCCTTTTTCATGTCACCAGCTACAGTCTTGGCCCCATCGTATTTCGAGAAGATAGAGCTGTCAGCCGGGCCTCTTTTAATTCGGCCCCGCAACCCCATCTCCTTCTCTTGTGTTTTGATTTGCCGGGCGATTTCGCGGGCCGTCATATTCAAGCCCTTATTCTCCTCATTGCTGCCGCCGTAATACTCATTGAATAAAAAGAGATCGCCTTTGACGTGACCATAATCTTTACCGAACATTGTAATAGGTGTACCATTACTCTCAGCCCACCATCCAACGCTGAATGGTTTTGATTGGCCGTGATCGTAAGCACGATTCAACAGCCAGCCTGATTTCCTGAGTAAAATATATGGAATGTTCGGAATAACGTGTGTTTTCTCATCCCAAATATCATCGAACATTCCACCAGATGTAATATCCCAAGAGCCCTCAATCCATGCAGCAAGTTCAGCTTTGTTTCGAGCAGCGGCCCGAATCTTGCCAATATAGCTTGGGTCAGCCAGCAGCAAAATTTTATTCTCTGCAAGGCTGCTTCGGATAGCGACTCGCGGCTGCTCTCGCTCTTCTTCGGGGATATCTATTCGAGTATCTTTGATGACTGTACCAATAAGCATACCTTCGACCATTGGTAATTGGAATCGTTTCTTCACCCAGTTGTGGCCAGGTCCGTATGGGTTCGTAGTGGCTCGGACACGACAGAGCTTTGCTACCTGCGGATGAGTTGACCGACTCAGCGAGAAGAGCGGTATATAACAATCTGAATTAGGCCATGTAGTCAATTCTTCAAATCCAATCCACGGATATGAATTGCCTGATATCCACACGCATCCCTTTTGCCTGGAAACAAACATGTGATGCTTTTCGAGCCCGATGCAATAGACCTTGCCTTTATAGTGTTCACGCCTTACCTGAATCTTTTTAGATATTGGCTTGCCTGACTTCTGTCTCACATCTGTTCGTAGATGAATGTCACGCCTACTGCTTCCACGACAGGCGACGGTGTAACTCAAATCTTTGCGATTGTTCCGCTGCCGTGAGCTGATATTCACCTTGAGGCCAAGTTTAACGGCTATCTCTGCCATGTCATCTGCGAGCTGCTTTGAGGTAGTGAAGTAGTAGTAGGCATTGTCTTTCTGCCATGATCCGTCGCCAGCCATCGCAGCGTTGAAGAACAACCTGAGCTGCCTAACATCCATATCCTTGATGATCTTAGGCACATACTTGTCACGGCATTTGCCGAAGGGCCGCAGGTGAGTCCACCAATCAATGCTGTAAAAATTGAATCCTGTTTTTCCGATACCGAAGTCAATACCCATCCTAAGCAGAAGATCAGCGATCCAGCCTCGGTTTTCGTTCTTCATTTGAGCGATCTGTACTTGATTACTGCTGGAAGTAGTTGATCCCTCGGACAAGAACCAGCCCATGAACTCGGCGTAGTCGTCGCCGGTCACAGTGAGCGGTTGATCCTTGTATGGGGTTCCGCCCCAAGTCTTTTCTGGTCTGGGTATCCGTGGGACGGTTATCTGCTCGACGTGTTTTCCGCCCCAATAATTTACACTGGCTGCGATGGTTGTCTCGAAGCCCAGTGAGGTGTACTCGACTGGTTTGAGTTTGCCGTCTTCCTGTACGACCGCTACCTTGTGATTTGGTGTGAACTCCATAAATGAGCCTCGGCCTTCGTGAATAACCAAGTCACCGTCGTAATCGTCTTCGGTCTTGGTAGCCACCGGCATCGGAATCAGATTTCTGTTTTCATCCACGGCGTACACAGTGTCACCTACTTTGATCTCTTTTATGTCTCGCCAGCCTGTCGGCGTCAGGACGTCGCCTGCCCGTAGGCAATGGCCGTGATAATTCCAATATTCGCCCGGTCTCATAATATGCCGGAACTTCAATGTCTCGCCTGTCGGCCATACCCATGTTTTTGCCTGTTTATTATAATCAGCTTTCGGCCAAATCTTCTTGAACCACTTCAACGACTTACTTATAATATCGTCGAGTTCCGGAAAGGTTCGCCGAAACAAAATTCCTTTCCACTCTTCGCCAAATCCTTTGCCAACGAATTGAGCGTAGTCCATCAATAGCGTGTCGGTTTTTCCGCCGCCTCGGTTGCCCGCGAGTAGCGTCTCAAAGATCGGACACCTCAGCGTGGCTTCCTGGCTTCCTGCTTGGGGAAACCATATCGCAGGTACGCCGTCGATATACGCAGTCAGCATTCCTACGTCATTCAATCTCCATTCAACTTGTTCACTCATTAGCCATTTTCCACGACGAAGAGATGACGAAATTCTTCACAGGTGTCACTATCACTGGTGTCACTGCATCGCTGCGTACAGTATTTGCTTCCTGGCTTCCGCCACCCGCAGCTCCGACATTTCAGGTCTACACCAGACTCGAAAAATTTCTTGAGCCCAATGACGCACGCGGACCGACTTACGTTATCGCCGAATCGCTCGTTCACTTTTTCAGCTAAAGCTCCGGCAGCTAAGACAGCGACATCCTTATCAAAACCAACCTCAGCCATCATTTTTGATTCGGGCCTTGACTGACTTCTTACGTAAATTGTCAATCCCGCTTTTGTTAGTTCGCATTCCAACATATTCTTTCTCCCAATCGTCAGGGTCAAGAGAAGCTTGCACAACGAGAACGCCGGCTGCGACGTTCGCGTCAACGGATAGGTGCTCGCGGTACTTCGGATTATTGGCTTTCGCCAATGCGAGCAATAGTGAATCGGAATAGTAACGTTCTGTTCCGCACACTGTACCTTTGAAATAAACATTTCGAATCACACCATTAATGGCCCGATCATGTACGGCTGCGTCGATCAGTTCGCAATATCCCTGCATCGCCAGCATCTCTTGGGCCTTCAATGCTTTCTCCTTGCCAATATAATAAACCATTCGGCCAGGATCAATACCTGCCATAATCGAGGAATACCGCTTGCGGCCTGACACTTCAAGATAGCTAAAATACAACTCAAGCTGGGCCTGAGTGATGTCAGGCAGCACCGGCAAGCCCTTTTCAGTGTCAATATGTACTGGTAAATGACTCATATACGACTCATTATAGGACATATTGGCACCGATGTCAAGAGAAAATCACTCTATATTCCACGAATTTCGACTTTTCCTCGTTTCTCCAGGGTCTTAATCCGACCTTTTGTGCTCTTCTCATAGTATCGCACGAGGCCCTCTACGGTATCGGCGGTGTGTGCTGTCGGAAAATGGACGTCGTCACAGAGAATTTTTAGCTCCTGATTCAGATGAATCTCAGGATCGTAGCCGGGATCGCTGACTTGTGTGGAAATCCTGGTGATGTTACCATCGTCGTCGCGTGGCGATCCCATATGTTCGGACTTCGGTTCCGGTACAGCATTCTTGACCACGGTCACTGCTGTCAACCCTGGTGATGGTTCAGTAGCGTTTTTCGTGTTCGCCATTGCCGTCGCTGCGTCAATGTGAGCCTGCATCATGTCCAGATAGTTCTGGGCGTCCATCAGGTCTTTTTCACGTTTCTCAAGAACTTCTCCGGGTTTCTCGGAGAATTCTCTATTACCCGCTCGCTTCACAGATAAATGGACCCAATGTCCCAACTCTGCTATGGTGTAGTTTTTGTATGATTCAGCCATTAGAATAGCTCCAATTGAATTTGCTTTTCCGGTTTCCCCATTACTTTCTCTCGGCTCACCATGTAGTCGCGTCGCTCCAACAACTCTTTTTCTTGCTGCCGCACAAGGCCCAGGAGAACGTGTTTGTGCTTCTCAGGAATTACTGGGCCGTGCGAAAAACATATCTTATCCGCCATAAATTCTTCGTCGGTGCAGCCAAGATATTTCCACGGGAATATGTCGGGGATGACACATATTCCTGTTGCTTTCTTATGGGCCGCAATGAACTCAGGTGTTAGGAAATCAAAGCTATCCATTGAGCCTGCCTGCCTTTCTTGTCTCGACACGATCCCCGGTGGGTTTTATGATGAGAACACACAGAAAATATGTTTGTCATTGGGTATCTGACAATTAAACCATCAGGACATTGCAGGCACAGAAATCCGCCTTTGGTGTATAGGTCATCTACCCGCATGTTTTTCGGCCTACTTGACGACTGAAATATTATCTGAACATTCAACATTATCCTGACAGGTGTTCCGCAATCAGCTTTGAGTGCTGAACTTTGTCCATGAGCAGAACCTCAATATATTGATGTGCGTCTTGCAGCTCCTGGAAATCGATCTCGTGATGTTCGACTTTGTCGCCGATCCTAATCTCGATATGGAACTTGCCGTCTTTCTGATACCAGCGGACCTGGAGCCCGTCGATACGCATGATGTCCCTGACCGCTTTTGCCCAGGTTTGGTTGACGGCCTGGATTCGCTTGGTTAGATTCAACACAACGCTGGGCCAATTCTGCCTGTATCGCTTGCGAATTTCAAGTTCCATTGACAGTTCATCCATCGCTCCAAGCGGTTGCTCTGATCTTTGTTTCTTATTCTTTCCCACCTACAGCTCCTCGTAATTCAATTAATTTATCCACCGACGCGAGGCCAACGATCATCGCCATCAGCGTCTTCATACAGCGTACACGAAACGCAGTTAAGTCACCATCATAGATTGACGCATCGGCGGCTTGGCTGAGTTTGATCTGCTGACCCGTCATGCAGCCCACGAT